CAAAATCAGCATCCCAAGATGATGGTTATGTCGATCCCAAGAACCAGTATCCCAAAAGGGAGTACAACGATACTTCATCTGCCAACCTAGCGGCACGTGGACTGAAGACGAATGAATTGCATATTGGTGGTGGGTACGAAAACTTCTCACTAGATCTAAAAGACAATGGCGTTTCTCAATATCCGTTGAACCAAGTTAGAGAAACAGAGTCAGGACATATCACTGAGGTAGATGATACCCCAGAGAATGAAAGACTTCTGTGGATGCACAAAACAAAATCAGGAATAGAGATACGTCCTGATGGAACTGTCATCGTGTCATCACGCGGAAATGCTATTCATATTACAACTGGAGATCATAAAATGTTGATCAAAGGTGAAGGTAATATTGAATATCAAGGTAATCTAAAGATGCACGTGACTGGCAATATGGATATAGAAGTCGGTGGAGATTACAATCTGAGAGTCCATGGCGATAAGAACGAAGAGATCCGTGGTGGTTCATCTACTACTATTGCCGAGAATAAAATGGAAACAGTCACTGGCGATGCATCTACATTTGTTGCAGGAACAAACACGGACACATATTTGTCTGACAGAAATCTAATCGTATCCGCAACAAACACAACACGTATTGGTGGAAACCACAATCTTTTTGTTGGCGATGTTTCTACAACTACAGCAAAAAACAAGATGACAATGTCATCCGAGAACATGAGCATGATTGCAACAGACCTCACGGCAGTTGGAAACACTGGTGTTCTTGGTGGTGCGAGTGTGTATCACTATGGTCACAACTACTTTGGAACATCTGGAACTTTTACCGAAGGTGTCACCGCACCAACATTCCATGGCGATCTAGATGGAACTGCCACAACTTCAACTGTTACACAATCTCAGACATATGGGGAAGCATCTACTGGATCTGCAGGTTCTATCACTAATACTGCTACCAATACTGATAAGAGAGTCAACACACCAAGTGATCTAGGAGCAACCCAGATAGAAGACTTACTGAAAAACTCAGACATGGGAGTTCGTGATGTCAGAATAGATCCTGGCGATGTTCTCTATAATACTATCAATAAGTCGAACAATTATAACGGAGTCTCGAAAAAACCCTTGACAACTGAAATGGTTCGTAGTAAGTTGAGAGACCCGAATACATCTCGTAATCAAAAGTTTATTGGACGTTGCATCTCAGAGGGATTGATTGATGCTTCTTGTGTTCAACAGAAACCTCAGAAGTATGAGATTGGTAGAATTTTAAATCAAACAGGAACTAGTAAGTTTCCACAGGGTAAATTGTTAGGTAACGAAGAATCTCAACCAGAGAGAATATCTATTGAGGGGAATACGATTACAGTACGGACATTGATTCCTAATCAGACATATAACCCAGAACAACAATTAGTTCGTTATGGAATCATAAACGGAAAAACCAAACTAGCACAGAACATTTCTCTCGCAAAATTCTTGGGTGGATCTGGAGATCCAGTGACACTAGAACATATTACAGAGAAGACAGAAAGACTCAAGATAGCAAGAAATCTATATGCACAGGCAGAGTTCATGAACTCAGCACAAGAATATCTTGATAAGAGAAACCGACATTCTCTTCAAGTTGTTGAAGGATTGTATAAGAAAGAGGATGGCGAGACACTAGATGTCGATGGTTTGAATCTTTTGGCAAGTCGTGGTCAGGTGGTAGTTTATGAAGTAAGGGATAGAAAAGGTCAGATAGACTGTAACAAAACATTCGATCTGGCAATTTACTGTAAAGATTATTTAAACTATGATAAAATGATATTAGATTATGATTCATATAATCCAGATCAGTCACTCAACGCACAGATCATTATCCAAATGCCACCAGTATCTGCAGATTGGAAGATGAGGTATAGAAATTTAATTGAAACAAGATTTAACAATTACACCCAAACTAACGGTGAACTTGTAGAAATTTTACCTCGTAGTGCAATTGCTGACCTAGGATACATATAAATAGTGTAAATATTAGAGGTTTTTATGGCACGAGCATATTCTACAGAGGACACTAATCTTAGTAAGTCTTTGATATCCAGTCGAGGGACGGACTATAAAGATATAGATCTGGCATTTGCGGCAAAACCTGCAGGAGACGTGTTCAAGAAGACGGATGCGGCGGCAGTAAAACAGGCAGTTAAGAATTTACTATTAACCAATAGAGGTGAAAAACCATTTCAACCAGACTTTGGTGCCGATCTAAACGAAGTGCTATTTAATCTGGACACCGAATTTGATCCAGACTTTGTGCAAGACCTTATAGCAGAGGCAATAAAAAACTTTGAACCTCGTGCTCTTGTATTATCTGTTAGCGTATCCACAGATGGAGATAACAACAGACTAGATGCAACAGTAGAGTTTCAGGTAGTCAATACAGAAGAAATCGTGACCACTGAAGTGTCACTAGCGAGGTTAAGATAGATGACCGCAACCGTTATACAATCAACGCAGTTAGATTTTGAAAATATAAAATCATCACTGAAAACTTATTTTAAACAAAAACCAGAGTTTGCTGACTATGACTTCGAAGCGGCAGGTCTTAATAACTTCTTAGATGTATTGGCATACAATACACACATTAATGCTTTGACCGCAAACTTTGCAATCAACGAGTCATTTCTCAATACTGCACAGTTAAGATCCTCTATTGTATCTCATGCTGAGTCATTAGGATATGAAGTCAGATCCATGACCACATCTAAGGCAGTTGTGAATCTAAGTGTAAACTTAGCAGGTGTTGCTAATAGACCACCTCAAATACAATTACTAAAAGGACATACATTCACATCTTCTATTGACGGTGTGTCTTACACTTTTAGAACTCTTGAGTCATACTTTGCTAGAGACGATGGTACTGGTAATTATCCTTTCAAAACAAATGAAGGTTCGGAAGACATTCCTATATTCGAAGGTACAGAAAAGGTAAAGACTTTCTTATCTGGTGAGAATGATGAAAGACAGATCTTTGTTATCCCAGATAATACAATCGATACTTCTACCGCAACAGTTCAGGTTTTTGATACTGCAACGTCTACTAGGTTTGTTACATACACTCCATTGAAAGAAGCAGTTCAGATTAGTAAGGACAGTAGAGTCTATTCTATTCGAGAAGCACCCAATGGTAACTATGAATTAAACTTTGGCGATGGTGTGTCCTTCGGTAAGAAACCAGATCCTGGCAATAAAATCGTTGTGACATATCTTTCAACCAAAGGTGGAGTTGCAGATAACGGAACATCCTTTACATCTAATAGTGATCTAACTGTAAACAATGTTCAGTATCCTATCATAACAACTGTCAAGACAGAATCTACAGGTGGGGCAAACAAACAGACAATTGAAAGCATACGACAACTTGCTCCTATCGCATACGCATCTCAGGCAAGGTTAGTTACATCTCTGGATTATAAGGGAATGGTTCTTAGCAACTTCCCAGAAGTAACAGACTGTAACGTTTGGTCAGGAGATCAAAACGTTCCTCGTGATTATGGTGCTGTTTACATTTCTCTAAACTTTGCTAACGGTACAGATGATACCGTAAAAGATAGAGTTAAGGCAAACATTATCACTAACTTTACAAATAATTTGGCAGTGGTTTCCATGGAAACTAAGTACGCAGATCCTACAGATATGTTCTTAGAACTTGTTGTTGGGTTCAACTTTGATCCTTCCTTGACAGGGTTCTCGCTTCCTGCTACTGAAAGTACAGTTTACAACTTTATGACTAATTACTTTACAAAGAACTTAAATAAATTCGACAAGATCTTTAGACGAAGTAATATGCTCACAGAACTAGATGCTCTTGATCCTGCTATCCTTTCAAGTAGATGTGATGTTAAAGTGCAACTAAGAATTGTCCCTACAGTTGGTACTAAACGTTTATTTGAGTTACAGTTCCCAATGGCACTCAAAGGTGCAGATGACATAACGCATATCGTGTCATCAACTATATTTGAGTACGAAGGTGTTGTTGCTCTTATCAGAAATAAGTTGTCTTCTACCAGATTACAGATTCAAGACATTGATGGTAACGTTTTATTAGACAACGTTGGTGAG